AGATTGCAGAAATATTTGCATAAGAAAACCGATGGTTTTGACTACGATTAGTCTATACCATCGGTTCTTTTGTTACAAGTTTACCTCTGAACAGTAACCATTATACTACACCAGTATAAATTCACAAGAAAAACTTGAGAAATTTGTCGTAATATGTTATATTATATACAACTTAATTAAGTCAGATAGCTCGGTTTCGTCCCAACGTTCCGGGCTATTTTTTATGCTGTTATAATATCATATTTAGAACATTTGTTCTATATGCAATATAAACAAATATTTTTCATACTACGTGTTGCAAAATCAATGCAGCCCTTATATATTGCACACTTTGCATGTCAAAAGCCGGTACAGATTTCTCCGCACCGGCTCTCTCATTCAAATAAACTGCAATTTTTATAACGACTCTAACCCCGTTTTCCAAGAGTTCTTTCCAACAATTCCATCAGCCATCAGTCCATGGTTCTTCTGCCAAGTCTTTGTCATGTTCTCCGTGCCGCTACCGAAAATGCCATCCGCCGTCGTACCGATGATGATCTGCCATACCTTAACTGCATTGCCCTTGCTGCCTTTTTTAATTGTATTCATACTGTAATCCTCACTTTCTTTCACTGTGGTAGTGGTTGCACCGGTGCAACTCTCTACTTTCTTATTATAAAGAGCTGCCTCGGCTTTTCTTCTCCGCTGTAATCCTGGTAATGTTTTACCGGCAGCCTTACAGTACCGCTGCATTGCAGACGGTATCTGATTCATTACTCTGCCTGTACACAGTTTTTTCACATTGCCCTGTCCCAAGTTGAAAGCAAAGCTGACCAGTGCATCAAACTGATTCTGATTAAGCTGAGCCGTAAACGGGACATAGGACGGATTATTAATATACTTTTCAAACTTCGCCACGTCCTGCAACAGATAGGCTTCCGCCTTTTTCTGTGTGATCTTCATCCCTTTGTATACGCCCACTGTATGACCGTATCCAATGGTCCACACACCTGCAGAACACTGATAGGCTATCAGCCGGCAACTCTCAAACTGTTTAATAAGTGCAAGACCGGCCTGTCCGATTCTTCTATTTGCCATAATTATTCCTCGCTTTCCTTAATCTCTGTTTTGGTGTCAAGTAATTTCTGTGTCACATCGAGTCCGGCAATCAAAAACGCCGGTACCCTTACATTCATTTCAACCAGATTTTCCAAAATGCTGCGAACCTCATTAATCAAATATGTTGCCAGCGTGAACCATCCGAAGAGCTGCACAAACGAAAGATTAATGCCGATGATCTCCCCCATATGTACAAAACTCATCGAAACAAAAAATGCCATACCAATTACAATCCAGTACCACACTTTTTTTAAGATTCCTTTTGCACCGATCGCACTGGACTCGTTCTTTTTGTAGAACTTCGCCTTGCAGTATCCGGTAATGTAATCAACCGCATTTAATACCAGAAATCCAAAAAACAGGAACCAGTACTTCCCGAACAGTGCCACCCCTATTGTGGCAATTACTCCATAAATCATGTTTACTTTGTCAAATTCTTTCATTTTCTTTTTCCTCTCTTTCTGCCCGTAGGCTTGTTATTTAAAAGAGCCGGCTACACAACACATGGTCATGTAATCGGCTCTTAGGCTCTTGATTTTATTATATTTCTACATAGTTTTTCTTTTGTGCCAAGTTGTCCACTTTGTTCGTAAAACGACGGTTTAAAGAAATATTATACACAGACAGAGGTTGATAATATTATTGAAAAAAACAAGGTGAAATCCATTGTTATAGAGTTCAAAGGCGTTACTACCAATGAAAGCAAAGCATTTTTCCCTAAATATACCTATTGGGGATATGTCGGCGGAAAAACCACTGAAATTGATAATTTAATAGCACAGGGGCACACAATTCTTGGCGGTTTTATCTGCGGCGGTCCACACGACGATGCCTCCATGGCTGGCAATGGTTCAGATAACATAGGTGTTATAGTCGGTTCAGCAACTTATTATAACGTCCCATATTCATTTTACGTTTTTTCACAAGCTTATCAGACAATAAGGATTAAGGTCTGCGTTTTATATATTTAATATTTAACACAGTTTTATAGCAGTTATCTTTGTACTGATCTGTCCAAATGTCACAGCTTTTGGTACTTTTATTAAAAATTTTAAATTGGTAATTGCCTTACCAGATATTATTTCATGCATGGTCAGCCACGTGCCACCGTTTCCGTTGTTTGGGGCGGTGATTCCAATCGCCTGATCGACGGTACTTTTTAATGATATAACATCCACGGCAGAACTTTCAGAAACCCAACAGTAATAATTTACCAGCCATGTTCCGGAATCAATAGATAAGCCGTCCGCGCCTACATAACTCCATGTATCGGAGAAGTATTTATTAAATTCGTTACTGCTTACCTGACGGTATCCGGTATTGAACATGGTTTTGGCGTCGGATTTCTTTAAATATGTGTCTGGAATGTTATTACCATCATAATCTGCACTAGCACGGGCAACACGTACAGCAGGATATGTACCGTCAGTTTTATCAGCATAAATATCGACAACATTATCATTTTGCACATTAAATTGTGGAAACAATGTACCGACAAATCCAGACCAGTCTTTTGCTACTACTTTTAGGAAATATTTATTTGCTAAACCGTCGTTTAACGATGATATCGCTCCCGTGCATGTCCCATTCCCAATCTTAGAAATATCCGTCGTTCCAAGCATTTTATAGAGATACCGCACATTCTTGAACATCTGTGACACCTTTGCAAAAATTGAAGAGTGTTTTTCGCCGCTTGATAATTTTGATACAGTCGTCCACGCTGACGCTGATCCGTCTGCCACATCACTACTCGTAAAAGTTGCTGTATTCTCTGCTGTATCTCCACCGGTTGCCACTGCACCGACGTTTTCTGCTGTGAGTTCTACATTGCCCCTACGGAAAGAATCTTCATTTACACCTTTGATTCCGGTAACTGGAGTTCCGGCAAGCACATCCCACTTATCATCTGATGTTTTGTAAATGTTTGCTCCCGCCGGAACTGTGCTGCCCGCTCCCTCTTTAAAATCATCCGTGGTTGTAAATTCGTCTGAAATATTGAACATCCACCCTGTGCTAACATCCGCAAGTGCCGGAAGATCTGCAAATGCAACTGTTCCGTGTGGCTGCAATCCACCTTTAAGTCCTTCTGATACATCTTTTGCCTGCTGATAGTAATACTTGGCATTGTCAGAATCCTCGCCCTCTCTGCTTCCTGTACCACCAACAGCATAACTCTGTGCCTTGGTTGCACTTTCTTCTGCAGATTCCGCCTTACCGATGATCTCCGCAGCCTTTTGAGTTGCAATATCTGCTTTTTCGGCTGCTGTATCAGCTGACTGACTGGCGGATGATGCTTTCTCCGTGGCTGTGGCGGATGATTCACTGGCGGATGTCTCACTGACTTTTGCGTTGCTTTCGGATGCCTCTGCCGCCGTAGCTGACTTCGCTGCCGCTGTCTCTGACGCTTTGGCATTGGTTTCGGATGTTTTTGCCGCTGTTTCACTGGCTTTTGCAGCATTCTCACTTGCTTTGGCGTTGGCTTCGGACTTTGCCGCTGCCTGCTGGCTTGACTCTGCCTTTGCCACTTCCACTTTGATTTTCGCAAGATAGTTTGGCTCCAAGTGTTTTTCCTCGATGCTACCCTCTTTGACGATGGCAGACACTTTTCCATCCTTATCAATATAAAAAGCTACCGTATCAGAATCATGGAACTCATACTGTGTAATCAGTGCCGACAGGTCTATGTACTGCTTCGTACCATCGATCAGAGTCAAAATAATCTGCTGTGTAATCGGGTTATAATCGAAGTTGATCGCGATCTTCTCCATCTGCGTGTCGATTGTAATCTTGGATCCGTTCTTTTTCGTGATTGTGATAATTCCCGTCGATTCCTCGAATGTCACATCCGCAACAAGGGTTGCCACTTCCGCCTTGGTTGCTTTTGTGGTATCGAGAGTGATTACACGATCATCAATGATATCAATCGAGCCATCCATTTTATTGAGGTTTCTTTCATTAAGCGGTGTTTCATCACTCGGGTAATTCTCCCAATTAATATCAATATGCGCTTTATTCATGATCCTCACTCTCCCTTTCCTTTGCAAGCTTCATCTGCTCCCGTTCGGCTATAACATGTCTGTTTGCTTCTTCCTTAATCTGCTGCAGAATATCCTTAAACACTAGGTACTTAGCTTCGATTGGGACATCCTCACACAAATTTGCATAATTTATAATGTCGTTTTCAAATTCACGAATTTTTGCATTTATCATAGAATACCTACCGTTTCCTTCAATTCTTTTATTTCTTCATGCTGTAATTGCACTGTTGCAACCAGATCAGCGATCAGCTCTGTATAATTCAGTCCGTAATACTTTTCTCCGTTACCGTTTGAGAAAATTTGAGGGCAAATATTCCATCCTTCTTCCACACTTTCCAAAACATCCTGTGCAATAAATCCATGATGGAACCCATCTTTTTCGAAATTATAACGATACGATTTTGCACTTAAAGAATAAATAAACTCCGATGATCGTTTTTTGTCCAAGTCTGAAATTGTATTTTTCATTCTTTTATCTGAGCCGTCAATCACACCCCCTCTAAATCCAGCAACACCGGTATCCCCATCCAGATTAATCATGCAGTGGTCCGTGTCTGTTCCGCCCTTATTTAGTGAGATATGATTATATTGAACGACACATTGATGGTTTGGACTTTCAAGTGTTCCTTCTGCTGTTTTAAAGCCATCTGTTCCCATCTGCACACATGTACCGCTTCTTTTAAATTCAATCAAATTGGCTGTGCTTTCTTCTGTCTGAATATGCACATACCCGCCAGTTATCTCCATAGAGCCTTTTAATTCCAAAAGTTTTGCTTTGATTTTTATGCCCTCGGCTGACTGGTTGATTTCTGAAATGACGCTGTCTCTTGTAACTTTGCTTTCGATCCCCTTTGATGTCTGCGTAATCGCACTGGACATATTGGATGAAAGCTGCTTAAGCGTGGTTATCAATGTCCATTTATATTTACCGCTGTTAATTCCGCCATCCGGATCGCAGCCATACAATTTTCCACTATCCTGATCTAAAAAACTGTGTCCATTATATTTGGATGATGCAGGGTAAGTATCTTGGGGTTTTCCAAAACCATAATAATTAATATCATAGCCATCAATATTCCATGCCTTCAACGAAGCACTGACTTCTGACCGTATCTTAGTTGCAGTTACCTCTATCTTTCCGGACAAATCGCCCTCTGCTTTGCTTGCTCTCGTAACTTCCGCTGTAATCTTGTCCTCATTAATTTTAATAGCTGCTGCAAGTTCAACTTCCTGTCCCTGTGCCCTTTTAACTTCTGCTGTAATACTGCTCGCATTTTGCGTGATTCTCGATGATAAACCATCCGTTGTATTTTTAACTTCTGTGCGAATTTCGGTTGCAGTTTGCGTGATCTGTGACTGCAATCCCTTCTCAACATCAGTTATCGTGCTCTGTGTCTTTTCAATGGTTCGCTCCAACACATTGCTCTTGCCTTTGAGCTTTAAAATACTTTTCTGTATTCCGTTCGCCCCGTTTGTCCGGTACTCTTCCCCATCCGCTTCCAAATCATCACGCAAAGCCTGTATACCTTTCAGGGTTCTTTTCAGAATATAGGACTCAATCAGTTCATATCTGGTCGGCAGCCGCACTGCATCCCCGACCTCAAGACACGGATTTCCTTTGCAGTCCGCTGTAAACGGGCGGTAAACAATCCCTCTGATCTTGGAAAGGATATTTTTTGCAATGCCTTTCAGTTCTTTTGTGCCTTTGCCATATACAAGAAAATTATCCTCGATCACATAAGCATTGTCTCCAGTACCTACGATCACGCCGATATCATTCTTCTGCTCCCGGATCTGTAACTTATTGATTGTTTTAACAAGAAAATCTTCATACTCAGCCGTTATATATAAATCCTTCCCGATACGGTTGCTTTTCGGATCTCTTGGGAACAAATCATCTGCCGGATAAAGATCGTTTCTCGGATAAAGTCCCTGTATATTCTGCTCCAGATATATATAATGAAACTTCCCGTCGCGCCCCATGTGCCCCATGCAGCCATTGATCTCACAAATGCAGGACAACACTTCTTTGCCGCTCATAGATTCGCCTATGGTGCTCGATTCCTCTGTATCAGAACTTGTCTCACTGGATGGCGTGACCGCAACTGTTTTTTCAATAGACATGTTGTCATTGATAAGATCAATGTCAGCCTGCTCGATCCCGAAGTGCTTAAAAAAGCTGTTCCGGAACTGTTTCATTGTGACCGGATCATAAACTGTAACAGTCGTTTTATTCCCGTCTTTGTCTGTCTGCTGCTCTTCGTGGGATGGAAAAACAGTGTTGTACCATGCTGCCACATCCGCATTTAAAATGTCATAAAGAGCATCGTATGCGACCACTTCCCTGTATTTTCTGTCAGCAGTCGGCGTATCGGAATAACCTTTGAATCTTCCTATCAAAAAGGGTTGATCTGTGTGCCCGCCAATTATCATCTTGACGGTCATCCATCTCCCTTTCATTGGAAGAAAAATATTTGATACCTTAAATTTTACAGATCCGGCTTCGACAGCACCAAAAGTCAATTCAGACTGTGAACACAGGCTTTCTGTTAATTCAAACTCTTCCTCATGAAATTCTGTATTTGTGATATGGATTTTCCCATCATCGGAAATAATTTCAAGCTGGACATCAACGCTATTCTGTTTAAATAAATCAGCATATTTAAAATCAATCATCCAATTACACCTCCATATCCGATAAATGCCAGCCGGAATGATCCATACTGGACCGTCCATTCATCTGCATAATCTATCTGATACTCCACGTCGGGCATATAGCAGTCCATCGTTACATAATTGCCGATTTCCGGCATCCATGCGGTAACAAGCGATTTCTTTTCGATTGCATGGGAATATTGGGATCTGATGTTATCCATCAGTGCACGCAACGCTTTCTCATCTATATCTCCCGGCGTTTCCCATTCTGTTTTAATTGAGACATTGCTCAATGCCTCCCGGTGCAATACTCCGTTCGCATCCCGGTAAGAATCAAGATCCTGCCCCTTGATCCCACATTTATACTTCTTTGCCTCTATGTACCGGAAAGGAACTGTGTAATTGCCTACTTTTATTAAAAATCCGCTGTATGCCATTTATACGCTCCTCTCCTAAAAGTCAAATGCCGGACTTCCGGTTCTCCGGTAATAGTCGTTTGCCTCTTCCCGTACAATTTTAAAAATTTTTCCTTCGTCCGCTACGATCCGCACCGTCTGCACGCCTTTCATCTCACTTGCAATCATTTCTGCAAGCGGCTTCATGTAAGACAGGTTATTTTCGAGCGGAAGTACTGCTTCGCGTCCTGCTTCTCCGATGTTTGCGAGAGTGCTGCCGGTTGTGATACCGCCGTTGGCAAGACGTGGGAGATTTACATTTGGAATTGTCGGGATGCTAGGATGCCATGAGCCTCCTCCTAAGAAATCCGGAACATCAAAACCGATACTATTAAATCCGTTCGTTAATGTGTTAATTCCATCAATGATTTTATTTACCATTGTTTCTATAATTTTTATAATTCCATTTGCTCCATCTTTAACGTAATCTCTTGCAGCATTCCATGCCCCCTTCCAATCTCCATTAATAAGTGCTGTGACAATTTTTATAAGATTTTCTGCATTTTTCAGCACGAAACCAATGCAATCTAAAATGATATCAACTGCTGCTGAAACAAATCCACTTACTTTTTTTGCAATGTCAGATACTTTCGGTGCAAGAGTATTCATTAGCCATATGATGAGAGGCTTTAACACTACTTCCCATAAAGTTTTTATCAAATCTATGACCGCCCCTAATAATCCCATCAAATTGTCTATAACAGGTTTTAGATGCTGTTCATACGTTTCAGTTACTAATTTCGCAATATAATTCAGTACTGGTTGAATATATTCATCCCATAACTTCAACGCTTCTGCCATTATCTCTGACAATCCGTCTCTTACGGAATCGAAAAAAGGTTTTAAATGCTCATCATATAAAGCTGTAAGTCCATCTGTTATTTGTCTTACAATATCACTCAGAACACCTGTTATCTGCTGGATAAATCCAAGTAGATTATTCAAAGTGTTCTTAATACTCTCACTATTATCTGAAATTGGCGTTACGAGAATATCTAACATGTCTCTGACAAACTTTAAAGCAGTTTCCGTAATAAAAGAAAATGCATCAGCAAATATCTGTATTAGATCCGCCGTAATTTGCTGTCCATTTTCATCTCCAAATACAGAAAAAATATCTGCAATTGTTTCAAATGCTTCAGCTATGAGTGTTGTAATGTCGGATGATATGTTAAAACAATTAATCAAAAACTGTTTTATTCTTCCAGAGTTTTCTTCAAGATAGCTATTTAATCCCCCTAAAAAGTTTTCTGCAATAGTTGTTCCAATACTGATTACAGACGCACTAATACTGCCAAGAGACGTTACAACGGTCTGTGCAAAATTATCTGCTGCGCTCAATACACTTTTGTCAGCAAAAATATCAACAAGCGATTTTCTTATACCCTCTAAACTTTTTTTAATGCTTTCAACCTGTGAGTCAACATCTAAATTATTCCAAGAAGTTTGAAACCCATTAATAAAATCATCTTTTAACTTTTTAAGATAGTCGAAAAACTTCTTATACTTACCTTCAAGCTGATCTATAACACTCTCCTGAGTTGACGTATCAAATGGTTTTATTTCCGTTCCACCGGTGCCACCAGATCCACCAGACCCACTGCCAGACGTCTGATTTTTCGATATAACATTCAATTCATCAAAGGAAGCAAGCGCGCCTTTTGCCTTCTTTGCAGCGTTCGATACAGAGTTTGCATAGTCATCCATAGAATCTGCTGCATCAGAATATCCATCAGCAACATCTTCCGCAGCCGACGCCGTTGTACTCATCTGCTGCATTTGAATGCCAAATATTTTTGACATAATCGCACTGATTGTATTTGCAACATTAATAAGGGCAGCAACAATTTTATTTAAAAATTGGACAACCGGTGTTAATACTGTAATCAGTCCATTTCCAATGATACCCATGAATTCTTTCCACTGTTCAGACAAAATTCTTGTCTGATTCGCCCAAGAATCCTGCGTATCTATAAAATCATCACCTATATAGGATAACTGGCTCATAACATACTGATAACGAAGCATCACTTTCTCTGACTGTGACATTGCAGAATACGATTTTGTTATTCCCTGTTCAAGTGCAAACTGTTTCAAGTTTACCTCGGTCATGACAACGCCATACTGCTTGAGAGTTTCTGTTTCCCCTGTATATATGGATTTCAAGGCAATACTTGCCAGATCCTGTGATACATTGAAAAAGGATGCCATATTAGCAGTCAACTTTGTGAGTTCCAGAGCCATATTCTTAGCATCCTCAGAACTCGTAAGCATTGACTTTCCCATACTCATAAAAGTTGATCCAGTCTGATATGCCATTAATCTGCTCATTCCAAGGTTCTTGATAGCAGATTCTGCCAATGCATCCATTTCACTGCGCATATTACCAAATGCTTTATTCACAACGTTGTCAACTTCTGTTAAGTCAGATGCAAGTTCAATCGCTTCTTTTCCGAATCTTATAAATGCAGTAGCTGATATAGCAAGTCCTAATGTTTTTGCAATTCTTCCAATACTAGACACAATAGAGTTTATTCCTGTGTTGAACTCATTTGTGTTAATTCTTGTATTGATTCTGATTTCTCCATCATACCCACCAGCCATATGCAATCCTCACTCCCTAAACTAATCCCAGTTCCTTTTCTGCTTTCTTCTTTGCTCTGATCTCTGCCATCATCTGATCGTATTCCTCAATCTTTGCTTTTTCATCCTCGGTATACTCTTTCTTTTCTTCCGGCTGTTCTAAGGCATACATTTCCTGTGCTTCCTTAATCGCCTGTCTCTCTTCCTTTCCCATCTTGGATGTGATTTTCTTCCTGCGGATTTCTATAACCTGTTGGAATGATGACTGCTTATAAGGCATGTTCCAGAGCAGACCATTGAACATCCACCAGTGCATATCATCCAAGGAGAGATCGATCCCATATATCTGCCGGAAATCTGCATAGATACGCCACTGGTCAATGTCGTAATCTACCAGCCTGCGGTTATCCTTTGATGATCCCGGCTTGTCATGAAACCAGCCATTTAGAAACCACTCCACACACTGGCGAAGATCATCCCCGTCCGGGTGCTCCCGTTCATCGAACAGCAGATAGATCAGTGCATCACTCTTCTCATACTCATTCAATTCTTTGTCATACTGCACAAGGAATACCTGTATGCCGATACGAAATGATGTATTAACCTTGTAACCGTTCCATTCCTCAGGCAGCGGATCAAGCATGACGTTAATCATGCCTGTGCTCCTTTTCTGCCGGAGTTATAGCGTTTTCTGGTCATCTCGTAACGCTTGCCGAAGAGCTTATTCATGACTGGGATGATCTTCTCGACAAATTCCACCAGTGACGTCTCATCCGGCGTGAAATCTCCATACACGTTTTTTACTGTGTCTTCCCCGAACAGACCGTCGATCTCTGCTGCAATCTGTTTCAGGTACTTCACCCGGATTCTGTTTGCCTGTAAAACCGACTCAACATCAACGTTGTCAGAATCTACCTCATCCTGTGCATGTTCTTTCTTCCATGCTGCCGCCTCTTTCTCACAGTTCTCGGAGATTCTTTCCAGTTTGTTGATGACCTGTCCGAATCGCTCGGCTGTGTCGGCATCTGCGACATTGATGCTCAACACGGTAATGACATCCCCGTCCTCATTTTTAATTGCAATTTTTCTGACACCACTGTCTAATACTAATTCTTCCATAAATTACCACCCTTTCAGAAATCGGGCAGGACTGAAAGGAACCCACCCGATTATGCTAATTTTTGATTAACACCGTTTATTATTTTCCTGATGTACCGGACGCTTTCGCCGCCCATGTAAATGTGCCATCACCGGCGATCGTGATCGTTCCAAGTTCTACCGCACCATTTCCGTTGATCTGAATCGAAGATGTCAGCGTATCGCCGCCGGAGCCGCCTGTGCTTGACGGGCATACCGTAACCGGGACGCGGATGCAATCGCCTGTATTTTTTGTAATGTCTGTTTTGTAATATCTGTAATAATATGTCTCACACTGCTTTCCAGTCGGGAACATTTTGAACATCGTGTCGATTGCAGTCTGCATATCATCAGACATGTAATCACGCTCCGGTGTTGTCGAAAACTCATATCCCTTTACCGTGTTATTTGCGTTTTTCATGTTGACGTACTGGGTTGACTCTGTATTCGGTCCCCAGTCCTCTGTGATCTCTTTGTAGCCATCGCCCATCTCTACGATCTTGGCTGTGCTGCCGATGAGAGTACCAATATCAAGTAATGACACCATGTTGGTACGATCTTCTGCAAAAAACTGTAAGTTCGTTTTCATGTATCTTCCTCCTGTTATTTTTTATAAAAATACTTCAGCTGTATATTAATGGCATACACAACCGTTTTTTCATCCTGCTCGCCACCATATACCGGGGATGTCCTCGTAATTGACTGTAATGTCAGATGTGGATCTTTAAACTCAATTCCGCTCTCTTCCATCCATGCCGCAAGATTATTCAACATCTCCTGTGCTTCAATACTCGCCCTGTTGGTAGTCGGTGAACACTTATAAAGTATCTGAAAAGGCATCTGCGCCACATAGCTGCCACTGACATACTTTTTCAGATATACCGCCCCCTGTATGGGGAATAATCCAATGGATCTATCCGTCTTGATGGAGTTCCATCTTATCGTCGTATTGTCAGCCTTAAACAGATTTGGATAGTCCGGGTATGCCAGAGCAAGTGCAAGAATGCCTTTCTGTGCGTTCTCTGCATCCCGGATGGTAAGTTTTTCTGGCTCTGCCATTTATACGCCTCCTACTTCAAAATGAGGTAAAATATCCTCGTATTTATCAATCGTTGTTACCTTGTAGCAATCGTCACAGTGATCGAACAGCCATTGATAGGCATCATTTTTCGGCAGTATTGTACCCGTATGATCCCCTTTGATAAAAAAATCCTGTGCCGGATTAAATGTCAAAAAGTACTGCTTGCATTTGCCCGGCATGTTTTCCCACTCTTTCGGGGGAAGGTATGGTTTGGCAATATTGCCAAAATCAACATACAGTTTCACTGCATCCGCGCTGTCCATGCCGCTCTTGGAGACATTTGCTCCCTTGGTTTCCACAAGGTCTACACCCTCGAGCAGGGTCGGATAATATGTTTCCTCTTCGGTTTCCGCGTTGAATGAGCGATTGAAAATGGTAACTGTCTTATTATCAAAGAATCCCATCATTCATACCCCGTATATAATAATCCGGTGCCGGACAGGTATTCGCATACCGTGTCATAACACAACCGGTTCTGCGCTACCTTATCCCCAAGCACCTTATCAATAAGCGTTTCATTACTTCCGAAGCTGATCGACCGACCGCCAGAGGACATTGACTTCACATTGCCGCCCTTTTCGTCACTGGCATGACTGGTCTTGAAATCTATCTGATAGAGCAGATCAGCCAATGCACAGGTGGCTTTCTGGATTTTATCGTCAAATTCTTCCCTGGTATCATCATTGATGTGTCCATAGGTCAGTTGATCCAGTTTCATGGATGCGCGATCTTCCCACTTGGGGAAAAGGGATTCCCCGATAGAATCCCCATAATATTTTTCTTTGTAGAAGTCATATGTGGTGTATCCCATCAGAAATCCCCCCTTTCTCTTACCCCCTGGTAATGATCTGCGCAATGTTGATCACTCTTGCCGGGAAGTAATCCGGTTTATCAGAAGAGTTGTTCTGCGCAATTTCCCAGTTTGTCCCTGTCTCCAACTGTGCACCGGTCGGAGAGATCACACCTGTGTTCTTCCACGAAATACCGTATGGAGCAAATACTTTTCTCTGTCTGGTATACAATGTTGTCTCTCCACCATTCTTCGCCGGATTACGATCCATTTCAGATGCAACCTTTACACCGCAGTTTGTGTACTCGATTGCTCCGTTGCCAAGAACATAGGTGGTGTATTTTGTATATCCATCCCCCGCACCCTTAGAAGATTCTGCAACTTCCACAGTCGGCATCGTATCGTCAATAAGTACGATCCTGCCGTTTAAGGTAGCAAGCCCCAGATCACGTTCGATACCATCGGCATCTGTATATTTCATGTAATCCAGCAGCTTAAGATTCTCCAGATTTGTAGCGACCACAGAATGCATGATTGCAAGTGAGAAGTTTGCTTTCTTATCTCCCAGTGCTTTCTGCATTGCATTGTTAAGGGTTGTAGGTCCGAAAGTATTTTCTGTTTCTGCAGTAATATCGTAGGTGTGCGCATCTACGAACTTCTTACCCTCTCCGGTACTCATAGAGAACACACCTTTAAGGATGCTAAGAAGCGTATCCTGATCTACATCATCCCAGAACTCTGCGACCTCTCCGGCTGCTGCAGAATAATCATCCCCCGAAATATCAGATACAAAATCTTTCTCTGTCCATCCCTGCGCCCTGCCGACAACGATACGCCCCATAGTGTAATTGCCGCGCTCTTCTGCTGTAATGTCTGTCTTGCCGTCATAATTTACGGTCTTGCCAGATAAACGCGCCTTAATCAGAGTTGTGATAAAGTTACCGCCCTTCTGGTCCGGCAATAAAGATGCATACTCGCCACGCTCTACGATCGCGCCGCAATGAAGCAGTTCATTCAGACGAAGGTTCGGTGTCTCACGCACAGCAGCATCGAATACTTCGCCATTAAAATTTACTAAGTCAAATAATGCCATTTATTTTTTCTCCTTTCCTCGTCTCAGATATGGTGTAATGTCCATATCCGGGTTCTGATTTTTCAGTTTCATAAGTTCAGCCATAGACAGTTTTGCTCCGTCCGGCTGGCCAATGTTGTTTCCGACAATCTGGCTACGGTTCTGCTGTGCCTGGAATGTTTTGTCGTCAATGAGGATATCCGGCTTATAATTGCCCTTTTCATCCTTGACAATTGCATCAAACAGATCAGAAACGCTCTTACCTCTCGCTTCATCCGAATTAAGGGTTTCAACGAGCTGCTTCTTGATTGCATCCGCTGTAATAGCATTAACAAAATGTTTGTCTGCAAAGAAATCTGTCACAAGGCTGTCAAGTCTTGCAATCTCGTCCTTTTCCTTGCGTTCCTTGCGCTCAGTCTCGAGTGTTGCAGTCAAATCCGCAATTTTCTGATTCAGTGCATCAGCATCTGGGGCGGCATCTTTCATGGTCTGCAGTTCCTTTTCAAGATTCTCCTGTTTGGTTTCAAGATCTTTCTTCTCATTTTCCAAGGTTGCAATCTTATCGTTTTTCTTCTGGACTTCCAGATCCGATACGAATTCCCCTGGAAACGCTTTCTCGATTTCTGGTGTGATCTCAACACCAAGAGATTTCAGTTTGTCGATAATATTCATTTACAAGTTCCTCTCTTTCTTAAAAGTTTTTAATCCGGTCAGCCCGGCACGAATGAGTTGCTATTTGATCCATAGCTGGCAAAATACAAAGAAAAAAGCACGCCCAAAAACAGGACGTGCCTTAACAACATCCTATAATTTTTCTAGGGTAGCGGACGGCTTCCTACGTTCCGTCCGGTGCTTATTTATTTGTTAATATTATTTTATCATGAGTATGGAATAGATTTGTGCCATTTTTTAAGCGCACAAAAAGCACCTGTATTTCAAGGTGCCATGTGCTGTATTACATGAAAGGAGGCTCAGAATGAATAGGTGAAACCCATCTGGCAATATTATAATAACTCATATTGGGATATAATTTGTGCCAAAATAAAAGAATGATATATTGCTTCTAAATATCAAGTCTGCCCTCTCTGATCGCTGCGCAAAGCATAGATAATGATTCTGTATAACCCATTACTTTTTGCTTATCTGCTTCGGATGCATCTGATTGCATAAAAGCTTTTACTTCCTCTTCTACCTCGAAATATTCTTCTTTTGTGTATTTTTTCTCGTGCATTTTTGCAATCAATTTATCCGCTTCGCTTGAATTTTCAGTAATCATATATTTTTTATTATACTCTTCTATTTTTTTTATAAGACCTTTAATGTCCGCCATTTCTACCACCTTTCAGCCTTTCAACAAATCCCATAACCTCGTTATAATCTTCAAATGAAGCTCTGACTTGTCTTAGACATTCATCTACCCTATTTTCTAACCATTGATACCGGTCTGGAAGTGGAACGTTAAATATTTCCTTTGCAAACTCCATATCTGTTCCAAATAAAAAACTTTCATTCAGTGTCTGCAAGACTATCGTTTTATCTTCGTAAGCCGGCAAATTTATAATATTCTTTTCCGTGCATATTTGCTGCTTAAGCCATTCAACTGTTGCCTCTTCGATATACTCGTTTGCACTATATACCTCTGGTTTATAATAGCTTGCAGAACAAGAATGGAGCATCTCGTGCCACACTACCCCATCGTCAACCGTATCCACAAGTGAAATATCGCATGACCATTCCTTTCTCCCTAGCGTTTGTTCCTCTATCAGCGTGTTATCAACTTTTATATTTCCACTCCATTTCGACGGTCTGTCAGAGTACTGCGTTATCTCATCCTTTATCTGTCGTGCAGTCTGCTCAAGTTCTTCCTTTGTTCTTTTAGTATAACCCGCATTCTTCGCTTTTTCCATCGGAACTTTGACAGAATTGCTATAAGCCGTCGCCCTGCCGTTTGCCTTTGACGCCTGTGTCCTCTTAAATCCGGCTACCTTAATTCTATCAGCCTGTGTCTGCAATCCATTATCCGCACAGAATTGCTTATACTGTTGATTCTGTATCCGCAGTTTATAAGCAAGTTTATCATATTGTGGCTGCAACATATCTTTTACATCAGTCTCTGCTATGCCGCTTAACTCTGCCTGTTTTGCCAGCAATTCGCGCTTGGTCTGCCGAATAGCACGCTCCATTGATCTCTGCTGCTGTTGTTTCTCATACAATTCCTGGCTCTCGTGCACATTAATTTTAGGATTTCCATCTGCATCAACATAAGGATTTCGCAGAGACTTATCCCACGGCTTATGGGAATGCCTGCAATTATATCCATGCAGTCCAAGAGGATCTACAACTCTTCCCTGTCCTGTCTTTGGATCTACGGTGTATCCGGTTGCATCTAACAGATTTGGTGTGTCTTTATCACTCCCGACGATTTTATATACTTTTCCCTGCCAATGATCGTGTGATGGTATTCCATCCGGGAACTTTTTGCTATGCCGTGCTCCCATATGTGCCGATACAAGAACATACTCTATTCCTTTTTGCGCTATGTATTGATTAGTTACCTGAGCAGCCGTCTGATTCATAGAAGTAACAACACAACAACGCACTGCCGCTTCTAAAGAACGCCTGGCACCCGTTGGATAATCAATCACAACGCCGCTCTGTGCATATCTGTCAAGCACTTCACATATTGCACTGCTATACGACTGCATACCAGATGCCACACGATAATCTACCTCATTCAGCATATTGAGTAAATCTCTCTGCGTCTGCAACATAGTTGTCCGCGTAAGGTTATTCAATTCTCCGAATGTTTTCATCATTTCGGCATTCATTGCCATGATGGCTGCATTATTTTGCAAAGGTGTTTGAACATCTCCAAGCCGTTTTAAAACCTCTGCATCATCAGAGAATGATGTCATAACACTATCACGCAATAAACGCCGCACTTCGTCCCTGCTCTTTCCTGTCATTTTTGAAATTCTTTTTACAATTTCAGTATGATGCAATCCCATCTGCTGGAGTTTCCAAAGTTCCCGATCAGTAGTGCCAGACATTTCCCCGGATTTTATCAAACGCATTGCTATATCACTGATAATCCAATCTTCCAGTTCCTGATACATTTCTATCAGTTTATCTGATTTTCCGTAAAAATAATCCGGCGTTAACATTATCCTCTTCCTACCTCTCTTTTAACCAAATCGACCCATTCCTGACCATGCGTTTCCTTCGCTCTCTCAAACCAATGAGCCATAGCTTCCGGATGCCCGTTCGCATCGTAGTGCAATGGCCTGCCAGTTGGATATTTCTTTTCTCCGCTGTGCGCCCATGATCTTCCATCCTCTGTCAGATACAATTCTCCCATATACTGATAATGCGCATATGGCACATTCGTCTCAATCAATCCGGGTTCAACAATATTCGTCGCTCCTACCATAGATCCCTGTTGAAACGGCATATATGGAATCATGTCATTCAAGACCTGCATGTCCAGTTTATCCTGTGCGCGTCTAAGATTTCCGTCAATTCTGCTTGTATCAAGCCTTATATTTACGTTTCCAACGGTCCTGTCGTACCTCATTTACATCCCCCATACTGCAATCGCCGCACTTACCATTAAAAATCCCCAGTAAATTGTGTCACATATTTTTTTCTTTTTCCTTGCCTTATCCATTTCTTCTATAAATGAAACACAAAATAAGAGCATGATTATTTTTAGTACCATCTTTATTCCTCCCCGTACAGTCCGCCTTTGTCCTCCCCTGCATTTTCTTCGTCACACTCCGCAAACATCTCATCAATCTCTTTATCATTAAATCCCTCATACTCTTTGAGGTATTTTCGTTTACTGTATACACCGTTCATCATAAGCTGATATGCTCTGGTTCGATCCTGTTCAAACGATGCCAGCAGATCCTTAAAATAAAATACATCTTCATCCGCTACGCTTTCATCCAGTGCGTTGATGTACCCGCTCGGCATATTAAAAAATACATCGCAGTATTTGTCCAGTGCATATACCAGATCCTTGATCGCAGATTTCAGTGCATTCCTCATATCTGTGATGGTCTCCACGGTCTCGCTGTCGTCACTTTCAATCTCCGTTGCTGTGGTGATCCCTGTCTTGCGATCAAGAACAAACTGCCCCTGTGAGAATCCTGCCTTGGTTGATATCATAGATAAAATGGAATTAATATCTGCAACTCTCTGTTCTGTCAACAGTGTTGGTACATGTTCATTAACCGTATTAGAAGCTTCAACCCCCATCCTCAATCCCTTTACAAATCTTGGAAGTTCAAGTCTTTCTTTATCGCCAGTATTCTTATCACGTTTCATCAATGCACTTTCATCAATAAATGTAATATGCTGCGAATCATCGACTTCATCATCTTTTCTACTCCAAGCTACATCCAGATTGCGCAGTTCCTCGATACAATTCGCAAATACTGCCACACCCTCCGGTGATGTATAGTCAATGGTGTTGTTATACGGCATCTTGAAATACCCAAACAATGGCTTTTCCACATTGGAGATTGTGACTGATTCCGGAATATTCTTCCACTCCGGTACATCTGCCAGTGCAATGCTGCGCCCCAGACTGTCGCTGCCCTTTGATCTGAAAGCCTTATTCTCAATGGTGTATGTTCTTCCAACTCCTTCTCCATCGTCAGAGATCGAAGATGTAAAGTGCTGATACTCCAATCTAGTATAGTAATCATCTCCCTTAATCTGCCGGTCAATAAATATAACCCCAAGGATATCCCCGTTGCTGTTCTTCTCTGTCACTGCAAAGCTGCCTGGCATTACATAGTCGATTGCTCCCGCCGGATTATATGTACCGCTCGGCTTAAAAATAATGCCGCCCGCGCCACAGGCATCCTCTACCTTATCCCGGATGGACTTCTGGATCATTGCACCAATGCACTGATTGATATAATCCGCCCTGTCACTACCGCTGATTGTCACATTGAGATCCAGACAGGTCTTTTTGCTGGTGTAATAGCAGAGGAACTTTGCAAAATTGATTGTGCGCACGTTCTTGCTCATCCAGTACGGTCTGCCCTTAATGATGTTCTGCCACTCGATCTGTGCCATCTCCATCAGATCAGAAGAAATAATATCAACATTAAATTCTTTCTCTGCACTTATTTTGAATAAATTCATGATAAACTCCTTTACTCGTGTGAATATGTTCATATGTCACCGCCTTAAATGCCAAGCTGTTTATATACTTCATCTATCTTGTGCCACTGAATAGCAAGCCAATCAACCATTTCCTCATTTTTTGCCCAACCGCCATTATACTGGTTTGAAGAATCTGATAATCCACTCTCGTTCAAAAATGCATGCACAATTTCATGGCGCAACGTCTTTTTCCTGTATGACTTCTGTTCTTCTTCACTCAGGTCAAAGTATTTTTCTTCTGACATATCCGCAACAACAATCAATTTGCTCTCTTCGCCACAATAACCGGCTAAGCTATTTTCTTCCAGATACTTATCCTCTGATACTTTGTGTGTCTCAATTTTGTATTCTGTTCCGAGAACATTAATCTTCATATTCTCCATCGTCCTCTTCCTCCTCATCTTCGTCTATCTCGTCATCATACAGTCCATTATTGCGTCTGCTTTCCATAATCACACGGTTCAGACCATATATCAAAGCCATTACGCAGTCCTCGTCCAGTTTTGGATAAGCATCCGAAAAGCTACCGTCTGCCAACTGCTCATGCTCCAAGGTTGTAAGCTCATGCGCAAGGTGCGGACATCGTTCCGGATCAACCACAATCTTTGTGGTCTGCTGCAGCCATTCCCAGCAATAATCCCTTCCCTTGCCGGAACCCCAACGCTTTTTGGCACCGATCGCATTAAATCCCCAATCCTGCAACTCTGCAATGGCATCTGGCCGCGCCGAGTCACATATGATCTCTTCTGTAATGTATTCCTTAATCTTTCGGGCAAATGCGCTGTTCTTGCACCGCTTGGCAAATACCTCCGACACGCAATACAATGTATCTGTGTCCTCGTCATAGTAGGCAACTTCAAATGTTTGCGGGTGCTCAAAACCAAAGTCCAGGCCATAATAGAGAAATGGCAGATTCTCTATCTCTGCGTCCGTGATGGTCCGCTCTTCCACATTATCAAAGATTCCGCCACCGGTACCGGTTACTTCTCCCAGGTAATTATTGCGGTAGTACAACGGCTTATGTACCTTGAACCACTCAGCACGTTCGAAGAATCGCTTACCGAGCCACTTCACCGGCACATTGTAATAATAACTGTGGCAGATCCTTGTCTGTGGCTTATTCCGGCATTCTTCCACATACTGGTTCATAAAGTTGTTCTTTGACTTCGGCGGGTTGAATATCTTGATATCAAGCGCAGGCGTGTCAGATCGTAGAAAGGTATCCTCTATGTTGTCCATCTGCTCCACGCCCGCCATCTCGTCGCACTCCTCATGGATCAGCAGCTTCACATAGCCAAAAGGCACGTTAAACGACTTCAAACTGATAGGCTTATCCGCTCCCACGAACATAACCGTCTGTCCGGTCGGCTTATACACCGCGCACATAGGAGACTGTTTGAAATCCCAGTTATCCAGATCATTGTACCGGATCACAGTCTTCATGAACTGGTTATAAACAGATCCACGCAAGTCAACCTTGTATCGTCTGGTATATACAATATGTGCCTGTGGATCTTGCCGGATGGTCTCGTATGCCAGGTCTCCCCAGAAGTTGGACTTGATGGAACCACGACCGCCCTTAGACACAATCTCATGTACGTCTATCTCCCCGGCAAATGCTTCATGCACTGTCCGGTAGATTTCCACAAAATCGGAAGTAATGTCTGTGATTGGTATCGTCCACAGAGGTGCTTTCTCCCGCTTTTCTTTCTCCTCCCGTTCAATTCTCTGCTTTTCTGCTATTGTCAGTGCTTTTTCCAGTCCATCCATTGCCTTAAGTTGATCCTTGAACTCCGGTGTATATCCCTCTCCATCCCTCAACATACCTTTTGCTATCATGCTTCTGCGTTCCTGTATTTCTGCAAGACTCATAATGTCACGGTGCTGTTCTTTCTCGATACGCTCCATCTGCTCGGCGATACTTTCCGAAATATTACTTTTCCTTACATTCTCGGATCCTGTGATAGCAGCTCGCGCTTCTGCGTATCCCGCATCCTTTGCTGCTCGCGTAGCGTTTCCACCGTTCTTAATATATTCAGCAGCAAATGCTTCCTGCTTTGGCGTCAACTTCTTCCCGTTTTTCTTATCTTTCGTTCGTTTTGGACGTTCGCTTTCGTTCGCTTTGCAATCCGAACGTTCGTTATCCCAGTCATATGTATTTTTCCATCTGCGGATTGTTCCTTCCGGTTTCCCAAGCTGGTCAGCAATGTCCACCAGCTTCATGCCGTCCTTATACAGTTCATATGCCTCATCAGCTAATGGATTTTTCTTTGCTGCCAACCGATCATCTCCTTTCATGGCAATAAAAAAAGGACGTACCGTTATGGTACATCCTTATTGTCGCAAGTGTTCGGAGTCGAACCGAACTCTCCTCTATCAAGGCGTAATCACCAGAGTATACTACGCTTGCTAACAAGAAACACCCCGATCACTCGGAAACCATGCGTTGGTTGACGCCGCTTTTATTTAAGCTACTGTTTCTTGTTTATATGATTGTACCATATACGTTCTACCTTCTCAACCATCTTCTTTTCCTTGGGTAATAATCCAGTTGCTCCTTTGGAATTATCATTTTCGTTATGATTATATCCATGATGCACATGTGGTTTTATCCCTTTATGTGGATGATTGAGATCTATTTGTTTCTTTCTTTTATTCTGCTCATCGTAATATGTAATTTTCAGCAAATCATTCCCTCCCACGGTCACATACACTCTGCCCTCCGTCATCGTTTCAAAAAGTGATTCTGAGTTTCTGGAATTTGCTTTTACAAATTTGACATTCTCATGTTCTAATATCGTATGATACTGACTGCCATACGGATTTTTATTTTCGCTTAATCCACTACTTGCTCCTCTTCCACCCATTCAGTATCCTTTCAAAGACTTAAATATTTATAGCCATTTTTCTTTGCATATTTAACAGCTTCTTCTCTCGATTTAAAACTACTTCTAACATTTTCTTTTATCTTGATTTGCTTTTCGTGATAATTATCTTCATCATCCCAATGTGACAATACATCTCTGGTACCAGTCATATAGTACACCGTTCCATGTGGTGTATTTTCCTTACTTATGACAACATTTCCACTTAATTTCCCAAATCCGCTAGAGCCACCACGTCCACCAAAAAATTGTAAATTCACTACCACTGCGCCACCTCCACCTCATGCCACTTCTCGCTGAACCGTTTGACATGTACAATATTTCCTTTACACTCATCTGGGACTCTGCCATAAAAAATAATCTGTGTAGGCTGTAATCTCTCTACCATCTCAAGATAGCCATCCAAAAACCGCTGTTTCTTTTCTGTGCTGTTCTGTGTCCCGACAGAAGAGACCGCAACAACACCCTGTGTAGGTTCTCCATCAAAGCACCATTCAAACGACTTCCGATCGCTCCAGCAAATCGTAGGAATAACATTAATTCCATGCATCTGCCAGTACGCGCCGAGCCAGTGCTTACGGTAATGGTTATAGATCTGTAACGACTTTGGAAAATCCGTATACAGACTGAAATCTGGTGTCAGCACATACTTAAACCGTTGCAACATTGCCGTGTACTTATCCGGGTCTGTCCATACTCTGGTAAACTGGTAATCATCCAGGAAGAAATGTACTGCCTTATTCTCCGGTTCTTTTGCGTTCCTCGCATAATTGAATCCGATAAATTCTGCATTATCAAATTGTACAGGCTCTAACTCCGGTATGTCATACTGACCGACTCCATCAAATAACATCCTCTGTGCATTTTCGTAATTTCTCTGTGTTTTATACATGGCATAGTCCTTTCCTCATATCATAATTATAAGACAGGTCAAGCATGGATTTGTGCCAACTTTAGGGCATAATAAAAGAGAGGCTGTTATTCCTCTCTTCCCCATACAATCATATACTGTCCGTTCTTTTCTTCCACCAGATGCGCCATCCTCTGCCGCATAAGCCTCTGCGCTGTGCCCTTTCTCCTGTAAAAACTCCGTCTGCTGATCGGGAGAATACCGTAGTGTGCTTCCAGCATGTCATAACTGGTACCAACAACGATTGATTCTGTCAGCTTGTCAGCTATGATGCTGTCCACACCCATGCAGATCTCGTATACTTCTTTTTCATCCACACACATTCCCCCTTTAAAACTTGATTACTCTATTCTTCTCCCTGCCAGATCTTCGGTGTACCATCAGCATTGAGCATAACGGTAAGACCACCGCCCGTGCTTATTGTGATATATAAATACATCACTCCTGTGTCACTATCTGCATAAATAAGATATTCTTGTCCACTTCCCACCAGTACCATTGTGTTTTCCTGTCCCGCACTGACATTTGCTGTATCACTGCATCCGGCAATCAGAAGTGTTGCTGTTATGATGGCTGTTATAAGTTTCTTTCGCACTGCATTAGTACTCCGTATTTTCCTCATATTCCTCTTTGCTGATGGTCCTGATGCATTCCTCACTCACGCCTAAACTTTTCGCCATGTTTGCAATGGCTCTTTTCACATAGTCGTATGCACTTTCTTTAAAAATCCTTGGTTTTTTTTCTGTGACTGTGAAATCCATGTTCCGTTCTGCATATCCAACGGAACCCTCTCCGCCAAACATTTCTGAATCCTTAATTTCAAAGTATAATGATATTCTGATTTTCATTTCATTCATTGTTTTTCCTCATCTTCTGCTGTCTGTATCATGGCAGCACCTCCACAAAATTTAAGGTTTACGCAAACCGGAGCTGTCCGGTCTGCTCTGCTTCTATCTGCATATTCGGCATCCGCTCTGCAACACACAATTCTGGCAAATTTGCTCTGACCAGTGCCGCAGGTATCGGTGGGCATACTGCATTGCCGCAGCGGCGCACCTGTTCGCTCCGTGGGTAGATCTTTCCGGTATAGTCATGATCGATTATGTAATCATCCGGGAATCCTTGACATCCATATAACTCCCTTGGCTCTAGCATCCGCAGTCCGATATCTACGATCTGGTAATCAGTGCCGTTGATGGTCACAAGTCCAAAGCGATCCTGTGCTGTGACTGTATCAAGCGGATCTTTGATATCCTGCCCTGTTCCCTGTCCATAGTATTTAATCAGAAATGCTCTGACCTCTCCAAAGTGTCCATCACCGGCTGTGATCGTTGGTAATGGCTGTCTGATATCTTTTCCGTCGCAATGATTATTCATCTGAATCAGATTTGCTGTAACAACGCTGTTATGATCCCATGCGGTCACTGTCGGAAGCGGATTTTCTACTGTTTCCCCAGCACCCTTATATCCTCCGTCATAGTACTTATGCAGGAATGATGTGACCAGTCCATATCTATTTGAGCTGTCAACTGTCATGATCGGATCTTCTATAGTCTGTCCTCTTACTCCATCTTTTGAAGTTTCAGAATGGTACTGAATCAATGTAGGACTGATAAGGCAATGCTCGTTTTTGCTCACAATCGTTGTAAGCGGCTCTCTAACATCCTTGCTTCGGTCTTTTGTAAATCCAGTCTGCCCGATCTGCACCATATACGGCTCCACAATCCCGTACCCGTGCTTTCCGGTTATGGTAGGCATCGGCTCTCTGATATCATTCGGTCTACGCTCACCGCCATGATTACACTGAATGATAAAAGGCTTTGGATTATTCAAAACGAATTTTATAAATCCTCTGGCTATCCTGTCCATCGTCTTTTGTGCCAGTGGTCTTACCGCCCGGATGCCGTATTTCTCCTTGATTTCTTCCGAAGTATCAAAGATGCTCGGACATGGTCGGCTGAAATCAATCTGTGTATATGCTCCAACATAAGGTTTTTTCAATCCTGCCTTTACCTCTTCACTGTCTGCCGGTGCGTGTGTCGGCTCCGGCCAGACGATCGGCTTGCCGTCACACCGGGCGATCATGAAAAATCTCTTTCGCATGGTAGGTGCTCCGTAGTCAGCGGCAATCAGCTCCCGGAATTGCACTTCGTATCCTAAATCCGTGAGCTGCTGAACGAATTTCTGAAATGTTTCGCCCTGCTTTGCCTTAATCGGATGGTGTCGCCGTCCAAGTGGTCCCCAGGTTTTAAATTCTTCCACATTTTCAAGCATAATTACCCTCGGTCGAACAAGTCCCGCCCATCTACAAGCAACCCATGCCAAACCTCTAATAAACTTATCTTTTGGTTTTCCGCCTTTTGCTTTTGAAAAATGTTTGCAATCAGGCGAAAACCAAGCCAGTGCTACAGGATGTCCGTTACATGCCTTTACCGGATCGACCGCCCACACGTTTTCACAGTAATGCTTCGTGTTCGGATGGTTCGCCTTGTGCATCTTGATAGCTTCTGGATCATGGTTGATGGCTATATCAACACTGTATCCGGTTGCCATTTCTATACCAGTGGAAGCGCCGCCCCCACCGGCAAAATTGTCAACTATCAATTCTCCATGTATCATTTTCTTCAAAAGGAACCCGGCGCGCCTTTTATCCGGATAGGTCCCGGCTCCTTTCATATTATTGTAGTTTTTACCTCTTTGATGTATAATGATTTTAATTTACACATAAGGAGGAATTTTTATGTCTAAGGATATAACTAATAACTTCAGCGTTTTAAATGCTGATTTGCCAGAATCAGTTGATAATGCATTAAAAAATCTTACAGATTTGCCTTCCAAAAATGTCGGTCAAACATTATCTGATTGTTGGTTTTTAGTCTTTGGCGGTATTTCACAATTAGCCGAAAAACGTAAATTAAAATATGCCAAAGACTTAGAAGAATTTAAGCAATCCTTAAGTTCAAAAATCACTTCTATTCCAAAAGAAAATCGTGTCGAAGCAAATACCCAAATAGTAATGCCTGCATTAGAAAATGCAAAATACTGTGTTGAAGAACCAAGTCTACGTGAAATGTTTGCAAATTTAATTTCATCATCGCTTGATATTGAAAAACAGGATATTGTTCACCCTTCTTTTTCGGATATATTAAAAACCATGACACCACTAGATGCTCAAAACTTAAAACTAATATTTGATAATTATCAGTTACCAATTTGCAATATTGTTAGAACATCTGATAACCCATCTTTGTATGCCGTGGTGTTGCAAAACATATTTTTAGAAAACTCAGAATGTACTATATATGAACGCCAATCTCTTTCCATCAGTTTTCTATCTAAACAAGGGCTAGTTGAAATTCCTTCATCGCTCTCCATACATGATGACGCTGCTTATTTTAAATATGAGCAATGTGATGAAATGCTACAAATTCAAAATCAATATCCAGATTATACATTTCAATTACAAAAACGTTTAGTAAAACCAACTCCTTTAGGCGTTTCATTTCTCGACATATGTTGTCCTGATTAACTCTTTAAACATTGCAAAGATATCATTTACATAGCTATCTATTATTTTCATATAGTAGATAGCTACAATTTTATTTACAACTAACGCAGTGATGATTGTACAAAGATTATTAATTATAAAGTATTTCATATATTCACCTCATTTCCGTCGGTTTCTCGCACCGCTCAAACGATATCACCCAAACGTAAGGATTCGCATCCCAACCGTAGCGGTCAAGGTCGGATTTCTTGATGGTGCTGTTCCAAATCCCTATAAACGATGTAATTGTCATGTTTTCATCAAGTCCTCCATTTGTGTGGATATACTTATCTGCTCCTTCTGCCAACGCACTTTCTGCGCTGATCTCTTGCAACCGCTCCACCCTCACATTCATAACCTTAAGCCAGATGCGTGCGGCTTCTTTTGGCATGTGGATGGATGGTTTCCATTTTGTAATATCTGCAATATCATTTCTTTGCCAATCTTCGTAGTAATAGTATCCTTTCGGTGCCTCTTTCCATGTTTCACGAACATACAGGATATCGCCCGTACAGATAGGACAGGTTCTCTCCGCTGTACTTAACTGTTCCGTATGCTCCTTATCAACAAAGTTATGTACTGCATAAGTTCTCTTGTCGGCATTGTAAAATTCCATATCCGGCACGGTATACTCATTTGCATCTTTGCATATACGCCGGGTACAACTCTTTCTCCCGTCCAGAATCGCCCGAACCATATCGGTATTGAATAAAATCGGTTTAATCGGCATCTACTCCACCTCTTTTCACAATCTCGATCATATCCGTCAATATTCCATCACAACTGAATTGCTCCATTTCACCCTGAAATTCTTTCAACTGCTCTACAACCTTGTCTAGGTCGTAGGCGGTCGGCTGTTCATTTATAATTCTGATATCACGGAAAAGTAAAACTTCCTCTCTGCTTGTTTTTGCGTGATATTCATGACTTTTTTCTAGTCGTTTTACCAATGCATCCGCATCAATCAGTCTCATTGTTTGCCCTCCTGTTCCAATCTGTAGTTGCTTTTGTTCGCTCGTCTTTTCCTGTTCTGATTCCACCGTCCTGATCCATATACATCTCACATTCATAGCTTTTTGGAAGTTCTGTTCCGCATTTCATACATTTGATTTTGAACATTACTCCAACATCCGAATGTGATGACTTATTTACAATGGTAAAGAACATTGCTTTTCCGCCGCAGAACGGGCATGGTTTAAGTTCTTTGTTCATTCTTCATTCCCCCAATCAATCATTTGACCGCAACTCGGGCAATAAGTGGGACTAGCACTTTTAAAGCATCTTGGGCATGATGGACAAATCATTGCGTTTCCCATAATTCTCGGTCGCTTCGCTGTCTGTTTCCCCATCGCCGCCCGGCACTCTTCTGTCGTGCTGATTGCACGGTACTGCTGAACTTCTTCCAGTGCCTTGATCGCTTCCTCAAAAGCTCTAAGTGTACTGCTTTTACTTTCCCAGCCCATTTCCTGCTTGATTATTTTTATTGCCTTGCTCTCATTCATGACTACACCTCCAACAGTTCCGGGTTATCAATCATGTTTCCGATCACTTCAAAATTCTCTGAATCAAAATCATCCAGTTCCTCGTAGTCATCACAGCGCAGCTCATTCGTACACCATCCGTTTTCATGCCACACGACACGCTTTCTCGTCTCATCTTCTGGAAACCCAACGTCGATATGCCCTGAAAGAATATCATTCTCAAAAATCAGCTTACCGTTCTTATCAGGCATTGCGGTGCACTGGCAGACGGTTTCTGGGTCTACTTCGGCCATGTTCGGGATATCATTGATCATTCCCCATAGGATATATCTTCTCTCCCAGATACCATATAAATATCCTTGTATCCATTCGCCATTATCAATCCGCTTTCCACGGGATAAAAATCTATTCTCCATCACTCTTTCACTCCCTTCGGTGTTATCTTGATCCTCTTCACACAATCCGGGCAGAAATCAAACCCGTTCACTCTTGTGGTGCATTCCGTGCAGATTTTCTTATCACAGGTCATGGTATAACTTTTAAATCCGCTTCCCCGTGCATGTGTAATAACTGTATTTACAGGCATGTCGCACAGCAAAGTTGATTCCTTTTTTTTACAGAACGGGCACAGATCATCTTTCGGTATATGTTTAACTACGTCTCCCATCACGTTCCACCTTTTTTCCTTTGCAAAATCCTCTATGTTCATGCACGGAAAATGAAATACTTCCGGTCTGCTTCATGTAAGTCAATTTTTCTCCGGTCAACTCACATTTATGTTTACGTTCATTCAAATACTGACATCTTCCATCACAATACATCGCTTTCCCCCTCCATTTCTTTCAACTTGGCTTCGGCTTCCTCGTATGTAAGAAAAACAGTTTTACCTATCTCACTTACCGGAAACTCTGGCGTATCTTCACCATATCCGCCCCAGAGTTCTGAATGATTTGAATGATAAGAAGCTCGGATATACAACACATCATCCTCATATTCAAAACCATACACTTTTCTCACATCAATGATGTCTTCCGGTGTCTCCCCGGCTCCTAATCTGTCCTCTACACATTCACGATAAAACTCGTAGAGCTTGTCTCCTTTGTTGCATGGGAAAATAATCATTCTTCCCTGTTCCTCGGCATCCTCATAAGTGGCAAGCTTATCAAGTGCCATTCTGTTATGATGTGCAGTCATTTCACATGGTTCAAGGTGTGCATTACCATTCTCTGCATCCTTAAACCAAACCATATCACTGTTTTTTGAACGTATTGTTAATCTCTCCATGCTATCCCTCACTTTCTGCCTTAAGCCATTGTTCCACCTCTGTAACAGAACACATTGCTACACCGCCCTCAATGGTCTTTACACTACCCTGCTCATATGTTTCGATTGAGCAAAGGAAATCTAAAAGTTCATCATCCGTCATGCTCCTGATCCGGTCTGCATTGGTCTGTGGCTTTTCAATATGTGGCTTTTCTGCATCTGTGCTGTACGACTCCGGCAGTGGCATCCAAGCATTTACAAATAATCCATATTTTGCATAGCTTTTGTCATCATCCCCCGGATAAAACGCACCGTTACCATCTTCATCAGTTTCATATCTTCCGATATCTGGAATAGTAAAGTTTTCAAACGATACCAGGATATATTTATCAGTATTAGGAATCTGCTCATCTACTGGAATCCATCCGCTTTCCTGCTCCAAAATCCTGTTGATTTCTTCCTCTGAAACCACTTTTGTTAGTGGAGAATACCCACAGGCTTCTGTTACTGCCTCAGATATCCGGTTCTTAATCCTGCTTATTGACATTCTGATCCTCGCTCTCTGCCAGTTTGGCATGCTCCCATACCATTGTAGATCCATTAGTGGTGCTCCATGATGTTTTTCCATCGCTCCACGCATACACATAATTGTTCTCGAATTTAGCAAAATGTTTTTTCTCCCATTCGTCGCTGCTGCGGTATCTAACATAAATCGGTGTGTCAACAGGAACTTTACTCCAATCAACAGGTGGCTTGCCATATTCGTTATCAGCCCAATCCCTTAATTTTTTTGTACAATCGTTACAACCATAAAAATTACAATCAATGCATTTTCCACATGATTTCGGTTTTCCATGAACGATAGCTACTTTATATCCATCACAGGCAATTTCTGCGATCTCCTTGGCATACTTCTCTTTATTCAGCATCCTTCTTCTCCTTCCCGTACCGCAACTGATACGGTACTTCTTTAAAATCTCTCAATGCATCCGGGTTTGGATGCTTTGGTATTCTCGTCTGACGGTTTTCCATCTCTGCTATGATTCTGCGTCTCTCTTTGCTTTCTCTGTGCAATTTATACCTCCGTCATTTTCCAAGACTGTTTACAAGCTGTTCTGACCTCGTATAAGCCTTATCCAACAGTTCTAAATATTCATCAAAGGAAATCTGTGACTTTTCAGATAACTCCCTCGGATAACGCTCTAACAAAGCCTTAACACACTGCTTCATGTCTCCAAAATATCCGATTGTTCGAACGCTTTCTTTTTCATTGCCGTCCTTATCCTGTCCGGCATATCTCTGTCTCAGGGTGTGATTCAGAGAATCAATCTCCACAAAATATCCATCCTGCAGTTCCACAACTAACTTGTCCATCAATCATTCCTCCTATATTTCATACGTCTTTCCGATAAAACGCTTGTCAATGTACTTACATTCCCATTCCAATACGCTTGCGATCCCTGTCATGGTTTCATATCCGGTAGCAAGGCAGCTAATTAAATATCTGATTCTCTCATAAACCTGTCTGATCTGATTTCCCGAAAATTTAAACTGTGTTTTAAGGCAGACACCCAACATAGCAAAATAATTAAATACCTGTGCCAGTAAAAACTTATTTGCCTGTATCATGCAGTTCGGTGCAATCTTTCTCTCTACCAGATAAAAACTTTCACGATACGGAATCTTATTAGTTTCCTCTCTCACGTCAATCTTGCATTTATCTTTCAGATAAAAACCAAGTTCCTCGCCTGTCGTTCCATCCTTTGCATTCTCCACATATGCATCAATAGTCTGCTCAACCTTTATGATTCTTTTGTGTCCGAATCCGAACTTATCATGCAGTGCCTGATATGCCATCATACGGACGTTATAATAGGATTCCTCTATCAGATAATCCGCATTGCTTTGTGCCTTGGCGTGTCTCTGTATTCCGATCAGTTCACTCTTGGAATATCCAAGTGGCTGCATCCGCTTTTTCTTTCTTGCCAGTGCATTACTCATCCCGTACACCTTCTTTCTCTTTTCTTTCCCATTTTTCCATCAGATCAAAAAGTTCTTTTCTTACTTCCGCTTCATGTCCCTTGGCTTTTTTTACAGTATCATCCACGATATCTGTGACATGCTGCCATTGTTCATCTGTTAACGGATAAAACTTACTGATCTGCTGATCGATAAAATCTTTCTTTTTATTCAACCATTCACGTTGTGCATTATTTAAAATAGAAATCACATCCTTTTTGTAAACTTGTGATACCTTTTGTTACTAACAAATTCAGTAAAATCAATACTTGCAGAGATTGGTAACAAGGTAACAAAGTAACAACAATCTTTTTACGCGTAGAAATTATTTTTTTATCTCAATTTTTTCATGTAAAAAAATTTTTAAACTATATAAAAAGTGAAAATCGCATGTTACCTGTGTTACTTGCTACCTCACATCTGTAATTTATTCTACTTAAATGGCAGCTCTTCCTGCTCATCCTCTGATATTTGCATGAAACCATCCTTATCAACCTCGATTCCGTCATCCAGTTTTAAAAACACACACCGGAAGTTCTTTCCCTCGATCTTCTTCTGCTTCGTATACTGCCCTGCCTGGGTCTGGATCTTGCCGTGCCGGTCCGCCCATGATAGAAATGCTTTTTTAGAAAATCCTCCGCCCTCACAGATCCTGTCAAATGCCGGGTTATAGATCATCGCATATCCATTTTCCAAAATGCCCCATTTCTCACAGGCTGTTGCCGCATCAAACCTTGTCTGGTTCATAGCGATCATTCCAAGGATATACTCATAACAGCGCTGATTATCTGACACGTCTGAATAGTCCGTAAGTGTTTCTTTTGCTTCATCCAAGGAAATATATACCCCATCCTTAAAAATGCTTTCTGTGGCGATTTTATCTGCTGTGAGAATTATGCTGAGAGACATTGCCTGCTTCTGCATTTTGTCAGAATCCATTAAC